ATTTTTAAATACCGTTCAAAATTTACAAGAATTAGGAATTCCAACAGGACCGATGCCAGACGGTAGTCCAAATAAATTTTTAGCCTCAATTAAAGCGATGATTGATGGAAATTCTCAAGAAATTGCTGAAAATGGAAAAGTTGCAATAGGAATAGGCCCATTAACAATTACTCCAGCGGGGATTACAATACCAAAAGACGCATATGGAAAATTCATTTAATATTAACGAAAAAAAAATAAAGGCAGGAGAAATACTTCTGATTATTAAAGAACATAAAGAAAGATCAAACAAAGATCTTCAGTTGGCAATGGATTTTATACAAGAAGATTTCAAAATAACAAAAGAGTCTTTGATAAAGTTGACACACCATTTAGATAAATTAGAAAACACTTATAATTTATTACATAAAGAATATTCAGATAGAATTAAAATAAAATGAATGGAGATAAAAACATATTTCAAGGATTTGTAATAAATAATCAAGATCCTTTGATGCTTGGTAGAGTAAGAGCAGTCCCAATCGATCAGGTTGAATCGGCTTTATTACCTGAAAATTGGAATCCTGAAAAAGATATTTGGACGGAAAAAGATCCTATAATTTATCTACCTCTTTTACCGTATTATATTAGTCAAGTACCAGAAGTAGATGAATATATTCACATATTTTACTACAATAAAACACAAATAAACGATAATACCAAATTTTACATACAAGGCCCAATAACAAGACCTCAAAATAATAAGTTTGAAAATTGGCACAACTCAGAATCAATGCTTGCTAGTGGTGTTTTCTTAAAACAAGCAAATAACATTAAAGACCCAATAAGTTTAGAACTAAAAGGTCAAACAAAAGGTATTTATCCTGAACCAGGAGATAATGCTTTATTAGGTAGAGGAACTGCTGATGTTGTCGTAAAAGAAAGTGAAGTTTTAATAAGGGCCGGAAAAAACATACCAACACAAACATCAAGTTTTAATTTACCAACACCAAGACAAAATAGGGGATTTTTACAAATATCAAACTTTGATTTAGAAAAAAAACAATTAGACCCAATTAAAAAAACATTATTTTCCAACAAACCACAATTAGTTAAAAAATTAATAGAATGGGAAATAACAACCGAGATTCAAATTACAGGATTTACATCAGGAGGTGGAACAACAGGATCAACTTTTTACAATGGTAACATATCACTTTATTCGTTACTCCCTAAAGATAAAACTAAAAGTACTGAAATTAATATGAACACACCACTTGATCAATATAAAAGTGGCGTTGAATATAAATTAGAATTTACCGGTAAAACTCAAGATGAGGGTGTTAAAATAATTAACCAATTTATAAATGGAGTTAATAGTGGGAAGATAAATATTGATGGGTATGATCAATTTCCCTTAGAGAATGATTCAAGATTAGAAAAACAATTTCCATTCTACTTTAGACCAACAAAAAACAATATAGACAAATTATCTTCTTCAGCATCCACAGATTTTAATATGGTTAATAATTTCTTTAAAAAAATCAAATTATTACCTTCAGACAGACAATTTGGAAGCGTATTGGTGTGGTCAAAAAATGTTGTTGGGGAACAATTAAGTTCAGATAAAATTACATTAAAACAAAGTATTTACACACCAAATCCTGTTTCATACGGAACTATGGCATCAGATTTTATTTATTTTCTTTCTCATAAAACAGATATACCTTCTAAATCAAAAATAAATCTACAACCAAAAGAAACTTTGTATGGTATTGAACAAGAGTATTTTACACAAAATGTATTACCAAATACAGATCCAATGGTTAGAGGTAACGAATTAATGAAACTTTTAAGTTTAATTGTTCGATTTTTAGGGTCACATGTTCATAATATAAATGAAGCTCCAATTCCAATCGGAGTTGATGGAACTCAATTAGATGAAATCAACAAAATCCTACAAGACGCAGATAATTCAATATTAAATCAAAATATTAGAATTAATTGATATTTATAAAGAAAAAATAAATGTCAATTATTAACTCCTACTTTAGTAGAAACAACACAATAGTATATAATAGTTATGTGAATACGGGAAGAAACCCTGTAATGCAACTCTATTATGGTGATGGGGGAATTGCTAACCCTGTTGGATATTCAAGATTTATATTTGATTTAAATTTAGATTTATTAAAAGAAAAAATCGCAAACGGAACAATTTCAACAAATTGTCAAAATAGTGAAATAACTCACGTTTTGAAGATGACAAACACATCGTCATTTAATGAGGAATTACTTAATACATCTATGCCCGATGGAAGTATGAGGGCAACATCTTTTGATTTAATACTTTTTAGAATACCACCAGTAAATTTTGATCCGGCTTTTCCACAATATTGGGATGAAGGTGTTGGTTATGATTTTTATGATGTTCCTGATGTTTTAGGACCAAACAGGGCTTATTCTGACAGACCTTCAAATTGGTTTCAAACAACAACAATCAATAATTGGGAACAAGCAGGGATTTATAATAATAGAAATGTTGGTTTAGTTCCGTTTTCAGCAATTACCATTGTTGACATTCAGCACTTTGAATTTGGAAATGAAGATATTGAATTTGACATGACACAAGAAATTAATGATGTGTTAAATGGGGTTATTCAAAATCCAACAGGGTGGGGAATTGCTTATTTACCACAAGTAGAGAATTTATCAGGTACAACTGGATCATATTCAGTTGGGTTTTTTACTCGTCATACTCAAACTTTTTATGAACCATACCTTCTAACAACATACAACGATTTAATTGAAGATGATAGAAATAATTTTTCTATGGGTAGATCAAATAAATTATATTTATATATATACGAAAACGGTGATTTTATTAATTTGGATCACACTCCTTTGGTTTCAATTTCGGATTCACAAGGAACTCCAATACAAGGTCTTCAAAATCTTCAAACATGTTTAAGAACAAGGGGGGTTTATGAAGTTACATTACCACCACTAATAGGGTATCACACACCATGTATGTTTACAGACACTTGGTCTAATATAGAATTAAATGGTTTTAATTTACCAAACCAAATTAATGAATTTACCGTGTACCCATTTAAAAAATCCATTCAAATTGGAACAAATACAAATGATCCTGCACAATATGGTTTTTCTTATTATGGATTAAAACAAAATGAGAAAATATTAAACACAGATGTTAGAAAAGTTGGGGTTATTATTAAACAAGCTTATACCACAAACAAACAATTACCAAACGTTGATGGTCAATATAGAGTTTATGTTAAAGAAGGGACTACTGAGGTGATTGTTCAAGATTGGACTACTTTAAATAGAACACCAAATGAATATTATTTCATATTTGACACAAGAGATAAAATACCAAATGAATACTTTGTGGATATTAAAGTAACAACATCAGGTCAAATAAATGTTTATAAACAACAAATTAATTTCTTTATTGTGAATGTTAAATCAGAATAAAGAGATATTTATAAAATAAAATATTATGGCATTAGTAAATTTTGAATTATGTTCCCAACCAGGTGTTTTTGTTGCGGTAAATGATCTTGGAGTAACTCCTGCTCCAACCACAGGTGAAACTTATTCTATCACTTTATCGGGAACAACATATTGCGCAACCTTAGTTAGTGGATCACCATCAGGACCTGTATATGATTTAGGAACTCTTTTTGATTCTTGTTCTTCATGTTTTCAAAGTATACCAGTAACAGCAAATACAATTTATGAAAGTTGTGTTATCTGTGATCCGTGTTTATCGGGAGGAACAGCAACCGCAACTGCAGTTCCCCACCCTGTATGGACTGGTTTATACGGAAATGATGTTATTCAAGGAAATGCAGTTCAATTAGGAGGACAAAACGGATTATATAGTTAAAAAATAAAAATAAAAATATGGATAAGTTAGATAGAATTATTAAAAGAATTTTAAAAGAAAGTAACGATAAAGAATCTTCAAGGTATATGTTCTTTTCAAATTTAGAACAAATGAGAAGACAATGTGATATATTATTAGATTTTGACCAATCTATGATTGAGGACATTTTAGAAAATGGTCACGATTGGGCTCAGGATCACATTGCAGAAGCCAAAAACAATATGGATCAAGTTTTTGATTTTTTAATGAATGAATCAAAAAAAGATGGTATGGAACTCTCTATGAATATTGACGATAGAGATATGGTTATGATGGAAGGTAGAAAAAAAACAGGAACAAAGTTATGTGCTAGAGGAAAGGCATCGGCTAAAGCAAAATATGACGTGTACCCCTCAGCTTATAGTAATGGCCACGCTGTTCAAGTATGTAAAGGTAAAATAAAAGGACTTGATGGTAAAAAAAGGTGTTCCCCCCCTTTCTGTTAAAAAATTAAAAAGAGGAATTAATTCCTCTTTTTTTAGTTTTTAATGTTTTCCCATATATTTACATGTATGGAAAAACAATGTAGTAAATGTAAAATGTTAAAACCTGAATCAGATTTTTATATTTCACAAAGAGGAAATAGATGTAAAGAATGTATCTTAAAAGTTACTAGAGAACATAAAAGAAGATATAGACTAAATCCTGAATTTAAAAAAACTGAAAGTTTAAAACAAAAAGAAAGAAGAGTTAGACTATGGCAAAACACGTTAATTCACGATTCTAAAAGAAATAAAGAACATACTTTATCAGTTGATGATGTTAATGAAATGTTTGATAACCAAAATGGTTTATGTTATTGGTTTAAAATACCACTCATACCCTCTGATAAAACAAAACATCCCCAACAACCGTCGTTAGATAGGTTAGATAGAAATAAAGGATATACCAAAGATAACGTTGTTTTATGTTGTTACTCTGCAAATATTGGTAGAAATGAAAATGATCAAGAAACTTGGGAAAATTTTTTAAATATATTGTTTAATAAAAAATAGTTTCATATATTTGTAGAACAATAAAACAAACGTATGAAAAAATTATTTAAAAGGTTCTACAAACGATTTAAAGTCAAAATGGCTCGACACATGAGAAACAATATGAAAACTTATGAAGAAGTTGAGCCGCATGAAAAAACTGGATTTAAAATTTGTATTAAATTAATATCGGATAAAGATTCTGATTTTATGATCGCTCCGATGTCTCAAAAAAGATTTATTGTTAATGAAAAATTGAACATTTTTATAATCATTGATTATGGACGTGTTGAGATAACAAATCATATTTTTCATTACGATGTTAAATTAAGTATTCGTGATTATGAAAGATTAATATATATCTATGACACAGAAACCGAAAAAAGAAGGGTAAACACCGAGAAAGAAGTAAAATCAAATATTAAAAATTCTCTTGAGACGGTGTTAGAAAGACTAACAGAAAATATTAATAAAAAATAATTATTTTTTTCTTGGTTTGTAACTTGTCATTACAGGTTTTTGACCTTTTCCTGTTTGAGTATCTTTCTTTTCAGCACTTCTTTTTTGTTGACAAGCAGATCTTTTTTGTGAATCACTCATCTTAGATGCAACACCTGAAGCACGACATTTAGGATAAGCACCCTTACTTGTATCCGTTCTACCACAAGGGGGGTGTTTTCCGTCGACTTTACGACAAATGTTAACCCATGGCCCTTTTGGTTGAGAAGATCCTTTAGGTTTCTTCTTTGTCCCAAACCAAACGGCTAAATCTTCATTTAAAACACCTTTATCGGCAACTTCAACCCACTCATTAAATGGAACTTTTTCAGTATAAGGTTCCATCCTTTCTTTAAAGGATGCTTCTTTACTATTTTCAAAGTATTGATTGATAATATTTCCATCATCATCAGAAAATGTTGAATATGGGTTATGTTTAATATAATCTTGTATTTTAGCGGCAGTTCTTTCTAATTCACGAATTTGATTTCGTCTTAAATCCCAACTTTGATCATAACTATCATATTGGACTAATGGACTTTTATATTTTGAAACCGCCTGTGTAAACGGTTGTAAAGACTCTCCTGACCAAGGTCTTAATCCTGGTTGAATTGGAGCGATATAACTTCCCCTCCCACCACTACTGTCGCCAGATGCTTCTCTAATTACTTTTCTAATGATTTGATTTAATCTGTTCATTTTATTATTATTATAAATATCATATAATTTAGTTATGGAAGAAGAAAATAAAAATTTTGGCAATTTATTCAACACAATAGAGTTACTAAATGAAGACCATTTAGAGTTAATTTTAACCACAATGGATAACGAACACTCTCTATACTATTTAATTGAAGCCGTTAAATCCGCACATAGAAAAGGAGCTTTTTCTATTGGAGAAACCGAAGTGATTTCAAAATCAATTAGAACTTTATTAAAGTAAACCAAAAAATCAACTATTAAAATTAATATATAAAAAAAGGGACAATTTCTTGTCCCTTTAATGTTATTTTTAAGATTTTGATTATCTCAATTCTCTTAAGTCGAATGTTCTAACACCATCTACGGTAATTCTTCCGTAAAATCTGTTGTTCACCATCTTCTTCGCGTATCTGGTCATAATACCTTTGATTGGCGTGAAGTTGAATGGGTTATACATTGTAGGTGTCAATTGTAGAGGTACATACGGTGCGTAGATGTAACCTGTGTCTAACAATGATGTTCCTTTGTGTCCAATCAAAACTTGGTTTGCTGGGAAGTAAGGATCACGATAAACTTGGTAACGTCCAGACAATGTACCAACTCTTTCAATACCCATGTTGTATTGGTCTTGATCAGGAGCCGCGTTAGATACGTGGAAGTATTCTAAATCGTCAAAGATAGCAGAAACCTCAGAAGAAACAACGATCCAGTTAGCACCACCTCTCAAAGTAGATTTGTGGATTTGTGCTGACAATTGGTTAATTGCTGTAATCAAAGTTTGGTTCCAGTCTTTTTGAGTGTAAGATGTAGTAGCGTTAATTCTTCTCCATCCGTTGTAGTCCCAACGTAATTGCCATGCTGCACCTTTACGTAGGTCACGTAAGATCTCACGGTCAATTTCAGCAGCAACTTGTTCTGACAACAACGCTGTCAATTCAGCTTCAGCATCGATGTTATGGAATGCAGCAACGTCTTGTGCTAATTCAGGAGACCATTGTGCTCTTAGTTTTCTTTCTGTAACAGATACAGTTACTGACTCAAGGTCAAAAGAAACCTCACCAATTTGATCTTCAAATTCCATTTCAGCATATCTTCTATACCAAGCCAAGAATGAACCACCAGAAGTACCTGAATAGATAGTAGTTCCTGTGTAACCATCTAATGATGTTGCGTCACAATCAGCACATACTGGACAAGATAAATCTACTTCAAGATAGATACATCCGTCTTGAGAACAAATATTGTTGTAGTTACCACCATCACCAGTATTAGTACCAGTTGCATTACCACTGTTTCCAAATACAGTTGACGTGTTAGTACTTGTAGGTGTAACAATTCCTTGTCCGTAAATTTGAGTTACAACTCTAAACAATAGAGGAACAAATACAGTTTGACCGTTATAAGTACTTGTAAACACATTACAAGGTGTAGTTGCTGCAGAAATTACTGAAGTTCCATAGATTCTTAAATCAGAAAGGAAAGATTCAGTATCCATTTCATTTCCATCAGGACCAATAAGTTTTCCTGTACCAGCGTTAGCAAAACCACAAAGTTTCATAATAACTTTTCTTGTGTTACCAGAGTAAGTATCTAATGAGGTATTAACAAGTGAAGAACCTGCCCATGCTTGAACAGTAGTGTTTGCTGTAACAGCAGTCCACTTACCTTTAGAGTAATCAAACAATCCTGGAGGATCTAAAGAAGCTTCATTTCCTTCATAGAACAAGTCATACAAGTCTTTTTTGTAAGGATAGTTAGGTGCAGTTCCACCTGGATAACCTGAGTTAACGTCAGTTGGTCCGTTAGGTGATCCTATTGGTGCGTAGTGTTGACCACCAGCAGTTCCAACTCCTGTTTGAGGATATGCGTTTGCCAATTCAGAAGATGCGTTTGAATATCCTTGTATTCTTGGTACAAAGAAGAACAATTTACCGATAGGTAAGTTCATTGCTTGTACAGATACGATGTCGTTAGCCAACAATTTAGAGAATACACGTCTTACGATTGGAAAAACAACTGTTTCAAATGCTCCGTTAGAAGAACCATCTGAAGTTGCTTCGTTAATCAAGAAAGATGCTTGGTTCTCATATAATTGAGCTACGTTTTCTTTTAGGTGGCCTTTAAGACCTTCAAGGAACCCTAATTTGTCCCATTTGTTAATTGTGTCTTCTTTGATAACTTTAAGGTGTTTTAACCCGATGTTACCTACAAGACCTGATTCTAATAATGCTCCCATTTTTTTTGGTTTTTATTATTTATTGTTTATTTTATTTTTGTCATCAAATCCTTCATTCTTAAGAATTGTGGATTTTCGTAAGTTTTTGATTCAATTAAATTTGCTGATGACCCTGTTGATACAGATTTATTCACAGTTCTTTCAATTGATTCGTTTATTGAGTTTTCTTTACTTACACCATTTCCTAATTCATTTTTAATGGCTCTGTATAGATTTTTCGATTCTTTCAAAGATTCAACGTTATCAAATCTTCTTAAGATGTTTATTTTTTCTTGTTTTGTGGTTGAATGTTCAGTAAACAATCTTGTAGAATAAGCCAAGTTAGAATTAAAAACTGCAACTTCATTCAATTTCGTTCTAAACACATCAAGAGCTTTTCTGTATTCTTCATTTTTCTCTCTTAACGAGTTTACTTCATTAGATTCCGAAATTTTAAATGGATTGTATTCATAATTTCTGTTGTTTGTTCTTGCCTTTCTTAAACCACGGCTACCATTTTTAGATCCATTACCATAAGTTCTTGACGCTTCTTTGGTCTCAACTTTTTTCATAGATCCTTTTTTCATGTTTTCGCCTTCTTTATATTCGAATTTGGCTTTTCCTGTTCCCATCGCTTTAGTTCCTTTTCCAAAAGCTTCTTTTCTTTTGGAGTTAAAACCTCCATTCATATTAGGTTTTTTGTCGTAACTAAACTTAGGACCTTTTCCAATACCAACACCTTTAGTTTTAATGGCTTTTTTAACGGATTCCATAACTGAGTCAAAATCTTCATCATCCATTTCCATCATTTCCATATCATCCATTTCCATCATTTCCATATCATCCATTTCCATCATTTCCATATCATCCATTTCCATATCATCCATTTCCATGTCGTCCATTTCCATCATTTCCATGTCGTCCATTTCAAGTTCATATATAGTTTCTTCTTCACCAAGACCTAAACCACCTGTGATTGCTCCCATTGCAGCTCCGCCCCAATTAAATTCAGAAACTTCAGAACCCATTTCATCATCCATTTCGATCTCATAGAGTGTTTCGTTATCAAAACCTTCCATAAACTCATCATCCATTTCCATCATTGAATCTTCTTCTGATTCACCCAAATGGATCATGTATTCGTTATCTCCATCAGTAAAATGAATATTTTCACCTTCTTTTTTCACAACGATTCCGTCTTGATCACCCATAGCTTTAAAAACTCTTAAAACTTCCGCATCTGACGCTCCCGTCATATCGATAGTTTCTTCCTCATCTTCCATATCGTCAGAACCCATTTCATCATCCATTTCCATTTCATCATCCATTTCCATGTCCTCATCGTCCATTTCCATTTCATCTTCCATTTCCATGTCGTCATCCATGTTTTCGTCCTCAACTTCAGTTTCAGTGTCAAGTTCATCTGTGTCAACCTCTTCTTCATCTTGTTCTCTAAGAGATTCTTTTACTAGTTGTCTGATTTCTTCACTCATCGTAGAATGAAGTATTCCTTTTGCATTTTCTTGTAGAGTCTCCTCCAAATTCTTGATTTGGAAAAGAGCGTCTTCTACTACATTTTTGTTGTTTGTCATACTTTTTATAAAATATTTTTCTAATAAATATCATCAAAAAGTAAAAAATTGTTTTTTTGACACAATAAAACAAAAAAAAAGGGAAAAGACTATTGTCTCTTCCCAATTTTTAAACTAAATTAAATGATTTTTTATGATTCAATAACCTCATCAATTTTACTTTCAGAAATTGAAGTGATTCTCCAATCCATCGTGTAATTTTCATAAACTTTGGTTACTTTGGCCTCAACATCGGTAGGTGAGTATCCTCTAACCAATTTTTCTTCTCTCATTTTTTTAACTTTTCCAGTTTCAGTATCAACCATATCGGTTGTAATCTTTGCGATAAAATATTTTTCGTCCATAATTTATTATTTATTCAAATAATCGGACAATCTATTCATTAAGTCAAGCGATTTTGATCCTGTTTCACCAATTTGTCTTTCGGCGTTAATTCTTTTTTCTTCGTCAAGATTTTCTTCAAAGTTTAATCTTTCTTTTGGGTCACTAAAAAGATATGCTCCTGGCGTTGATGGTGAAGATACTAAGTCAAAACAGATTAATTCAAAATCATCTTGAACCTCATTTTGTTCTCCAACCTTTTTAAGTGATCCCACACCACGAGAAGATATACCCAACGTTACACCTTGTCTTAAATAGTTTGCTGCCAAATCACCTTTGGTTGATACAATACCTCTTTCGTGAAAACCTGGACTTGTTAATAATTTTAACTTACCTAAAAGAACTGGACCTTCCCACCATATTTCGGTAATAAGATGAGAAACTCTATCAAGGTCGATTAAAGATGATTCAGGGTGATTCAACTCAGAAAGAGAAGTTCCTTTATCAATTATTTTTTTATAATTCTCAGATTCTCTTTTAAGAATTTTTTCGGGATATATTCTTCCGTTTCTATTTGGGGTGTTATATTTTTGAAGAACAGCATAAAACTCAAATGGTTTTGAATGATCCAACATATTTTTACTTTCTCTAATCATTTGAAGATTTCTTCTTTCGTTTGGATCGATATATCCAGCGTCATATTCAACAAGAATTCCTTTTCCTGATTCTCTTGGTCCTAAAATTTTATAATTTTCCATTAAGTATTTTTATATATAAATATTAAATAGTTTCAATTTCTTTTTTTATTGGTTTTTGATTACCATTTTTTGTTAGATAACATTTGAAATATTTGTTTTTTGCCAACACATCACCATATACATTTTTGATTAAACTTTTTACATATTTTTTTAATTTTGGTGATTTGAAATCCATAGATTCTAATAAAAATAGATTAATTTCTAAATTCATAAAAGATTTCTTTTTTGGTTGAAGTCCGCTTGTTCTAAGATCTAGATCAACTATAAATTTTGTGTCGAATACTTCTTTGTTTATTTTATCTAAAACTGTGTGTTTGACTGATCTTGACATATTTAACACAACTCGATTCCAATTTTCTACCTCGTCTTTTGGTTCAACCCATGTTTGTATGTTTATAAAAATCGATTTTAGATTTTGAGAGTCTATTGTCCCATAATGAGATTTAAATGTTCGGTAACCAGTTAATTTGGTAGTTTTTCCTTTTTTCATATATTTTTTCCATATGCTAATTGTTTATTTTGTTATAATTGTAATCAATTATTATATTTATATCAAACAAGAAAAAAAATTATGTTAATTGTTGAAGTTAAAAATGGGAACATCGAAAAATCTTTAAAAAATTTAAAGGGAAAAATAATTCGTACCAAACAAAATGTTATTTTATTTGACAGAAAAGAATTTGTTAAACCATCGGTTAAAATACGGGAAGGTAAAAAGAAAGCGGTCTATATTCAGAAATTAAAATCTAATAAAGATTAAAGACTTTCGTTAAGTTGTTTTAACTTGTAAAAATTTAATTCTGTAAAAGATTCTGTTTGAATTTTTTCTAAAACTTGATTAATAGTTTTGATTGTATCAGAATCTTTTTCATTATCTTTTTGATTTGTTAATTTTTCAATTACCAAATCTTTAGTTTCATTATAATTCTCAACCAAAGTGTCTTTTGGGGTGTTCAAAATCTTTTTTAATTCTTTTCTTTCAGATTCACTCAAAGTAGAAATAAAGTTTGATATTGTTTTATTAGCAACAGACACCATAGACTTCAAGGGAACTTTAATAATATCTTTTTTTTCTATTTCAGGTTTTTTTAAACTTTCTAAAATTATTTTTTTACTTTTGATTTTGTTTTCTAAAGTTAGAACACTTGTGGAAAATAAATTATCAATTTTTTCATAATTGTTTTCACATTTTTGATGACCAACCCACGCATTTAATTCTCTTAAGTGTAGTGGGTTAACTTTGTTGATCAAATTTTCATACGCAACAATTGATTCATTTATAAATTCATATGCAACGTTTTCTGAAAGTCCTTTTTTATTTGACAACTGATCATATAAGAAAAAAAGTTTTGAGATGTTTTTATTTTTCAAAACCAATTCTTCGAAAATAAAAATATTTTCTTTGAATGAATTTTTTTTATATGACTCAACAAGTTGATTTTCTATTTTTGATTTTAATTCTCCGACTTTCATTTTTTTGTTTTTATAATAAATATCAAGTTAATTTATTTATTTCATCAATATCGGTATCTGTTGTTTCTTCATCATACTCTTCTCTATCAATCATTTCACCTTCCCACCAATCATCACCAAACCAAGAAATAAAATCATTAACATCATCTTCGTCTTCAAAATAACTATTAACTTCATTTTTCCAATATTCTCTAATACTAACGTTAGCATATCTTTTAGTTATTACTTCATATGTGTGAAGTTCTGGAATTTTTATTTTTTCAGTAGCAAAATTAGGGTTTAACTTGTATAATGCCAAAATAAATCCTAAATCATCTTGATCGATTGATATACCAATATCATCAAAAATATCTCTTATTATTTTTTGATTAGCATGCGAAATTAAATCTCCATTTCGACCAAATCGATCAATATCGTCATACATTCGTTTTAGAATGAATTTAAAATTTTTTTCTGGTAATTTTTCTAATTTACTCATATCTATAAATATTAGTCACCAAGAAGTTTTGACAACTGATCGTCTAAATCACCTAAAGAACTATTAACTTTT